GTTGAGAAGTTTGCATAATTTGGTTGGTCTTGTTAACCATTCTTTCTGGTAACAGATATGCCGAAACAGACAAATTAAAACTGGTTCTCACCAATCTATCTTGTACATCTGGGAGTACCGTATCGGTTTTGTATTCGTCTATTCTAGTTCTAAATTTATATTGTCCTCTATCACCCCAATATTCATCATCTTCAAATGATATTTGTTCTATAAGACGATTCATTTGTTCCATATATTCCGTCCATACCATACACTCATACGTAAGGTCGAAATAGTCTGGTGTGATTGTCGTAACGTACTGTTTAACGGGCTTAATGCCGTTTACGGCCGCAAATCTATCGTAGGGGTTATATTTGTTCCATCCTGTTTCAAACTCACGTTCTAAGTACTTGTTTACGGGTGAATTGGTACTCAGATTCTTCTTCATACTGGTTCTACGAATCATAATAATTGGTAATTGTATCTTACCTTTATTATCTCGTAATATACCGTCACGTTGAACACTTTTCCAACGTTCTGGATTACCGTAAATAATTGGTACTTTTACAGACTTGGAATCTTGTGTTAAAATAGGTTGTATTCGATTTGTTAAATACTTTATAAGAGTATCGTCAATAGTTAACAATGTAACAGTAATCGGAGTATCACTATTTTCCGTTTTGGTATCGTATCCACGATTTTGCGTAGGTGATGGTACGATATTATCTGTTACTTTTTTTATTTTATCGGTTGATTTTCTATTACTGTAATCCGTCATTATGTGTTAGCCTCCTCAATTTGGACACCACTACGACGAGTTAAGTGAGCGTTACACAAAATTGATGTAGTATATTGTGGTTGACCAGCAACAAGTTGTGTATCATTGACATTATCAATTTCATAGTATGCTTCGTCATAATAAATAATATCACCAGCTTCTGGATAGGTTTTTACTTGTTCCAGCAATGCACGGACAAATCTAAATTCAACATTTTGTTCTACATCAACACCAAATCCATCTTTTGCATTACTAATATTTTTTGGATATCGTACAAGTGATTTTAATTCTACACCAGTGTATCTTGCTTTTTCGGTTGCTTCACCGTACAAATTTACGGCAGTGGTTTCTAATGCAATCTTATATAAGATTACATCTACATCAACTACATCACTAACCAATTCACGATTAATGTGTTGAAAAAAATTAAAATCTTTCTGAGATACGAAACGTGGCATGTTATCCTATGTAGATAAGTGTTGGAACTTTCTGATACATTTCTTGCATAAACTTAGCATTTTCTGCTTGTTTTTTCATCTGTGCTTGCAATCCCGTTTGTTCTAATGTATCACGAAGTTCTTTTATTAATTGGTCTTTCATTTCCTTTGCTTCTCTACGGAGAAGTTCACCATCCAATTTAATAATTGCGTCTGGAATAGGTATGTTTTCGTATTTTGAACGAATCATACCCAATGTTTCTTTTGCTAACGCCAGTGTATAATCAAATATCCACGTTTTTCCTATGGAGTTTATATTGGTATACGGTATATGATTATATGGAACATTCGAATAATCCGATGTCACACCACTTGCTGAATTATAAGTTTGATTTGCACCTTGCTTATCACCAACTACTATATAATCAAACCATACGGTAGCTTCTTTTTTAAACACCGGTGAGAATCTAATGACGTTATTAGAAACTTCAAATGAGTACTGACTCTTACGAATCATATCATTAATTTCAATTGCTTGAATACGAAGTAAATCTTCGTATGCTGGCATCATTACGAACGTTACTGGTGGTGAGAATCCGTCAAATCCAAATTCACTCATCAAATTAGTTAATCCAAGACCAGTAGTTGCAAATGGGTCATAATATCGTGCAACTGCTGGTGGCATATAGTGGTAAATGCGACGAATTTCTATTGCAGAACCACTTTCATGTACATCAGCCCATAAAGTTTTTAAATCATACGATTGAGTATATGCCGACGCAGAAATGTATCCTTGTTTTACTTGCACATTACCACCCGATTGTGCTTCTGTACCGTATTGTGCGGATAGTTGAATAATTTGTGGTAATGGTGACCCTATTATATTTTTTTGCGTAATATTATTATTTGTAGACAATCCTTGTAATGTCAACATATGTTCACGAGCATTAAATTGATTTACTTGGGATCCATATGTTATAATTGCATCTTCAAAACACGCATAAAATATTTTATCTGTCAGTTCAACATCAACGACACTATAACCCAAACGACGAGAAATATATTCTGCTATTTTTGGTGCATCTGATTGAAACGCGGCTTCATCATCAAATATACCAAATGGAGTTATTCCACTTGGATTAACTGGACTGCCATCATATACAATCGGATCATCACTTAATATTGTCATAGTATTCTCATAGATAAAAGAACTCTAAACTATAAATAGTAGTTTACTTTATATAAAAAGAAAAAGGGGTGACCTTTCGGCCACCCCAGTTTCGTATACCCACCTCTTACATCTATTAGATTGTTGCCAATCCGTCGATGAAGATTTTGCCGAAGAATTCTGGACGTACGATCTTCTTCGCGTAGCGGGTCATTACGCCTCTACGTGGTGTGAAGTTGTTTGGATCGTAGACCAATGGGGTCATGATGAGTGGGATATATGGTGCGTAGACTGCACCAGTTTCGAGGAAGTTACTTCCACGGAAGCCCATCAACAATGTGTTTTCGGTCATGTATGGGTTCTTGTAGATTGTGTAACGGTTTTGGAATGAACCAACCTTGGTTACGCCACCTGCAAATTCCATCTTGTCACCGTCTGTTGCTGCCATAAATCCTGGGATTGTTTCAAGGATTGTTGCAACTGTTGGTGATACTACTGCAAAGTTAGCACCGCCACGCATTGTGAGTTGGTGGATACGGTTACTGACCTTTTGCATCTTCTGACCAAGTGTTTGGTACCAGGTCATGTTTGTCCAAGCTTGACCACTGAGTGTTGCACTTGGTACGAATGCTGAACCGTTCCATACCTTAGCAACTTCTGCTGACCAGTATTCAGTTGTTGTTGCGTTGTTGATTAACATGTCAAGGATTTCGAGGTCGATTTCTGTTGAGATGTAATCACTTAACATTGCTGTTAATTCTGCTTCTGCATCAACACTGTGGTATGCATTCAAGTCTTGTGCAAGTTCTGGTGACCAGACTGCCTTCAACTTACGTGTCTTAGCAACGATTGTTTCTGAACGAAGTTCCAAATCAATTTGTGGAATGTTCAAGTTTGTTACTGAGTTGTCACGATCTTCGAAGTCACCACGAGTTGTTTCAGTTGGTTGCTTACTGTATTCAACTGCTGTGATTGTTGCTGCAGCTGCTGCCGAACCACTTACGATGAAGGTTACGTTTGTACCATCATACTTGGTGAATTCTGGGAGTAAGTCACCTGTTACGGTGTCTGTAATGCGGAATGAACGAACTGCGTTGAAATCTGCATTTGAGAAACTTACTGCTGGAACAACGAACTTGAAGAATGATGCAAATGATGAAGAATATGCATCGTTATAGTTTACATCACCGTATGAAGTTACAGATGATGATGCGATTGCTGGAGCAAGTGTTAATGTTGCATCATTTACTGAGTATGCATATTCACCAGCACCGTAGAAACCACCGCGTGGAAGAACACCTGAACCACTGGTTGTTCCATATACTGAACCACCTGCTGTCTTACCGTTGATTGTGTTTGCGTACTTGAAGTCCATGAAGAATACCAAACCTGCTGGTAAGTTCATTGGTTGGACTGATACGAAGTTCTTTGATGCGATTGAACCGAATACCTTACGTACTAATGGAAGTGCGACACCTGCCCAGTTTTCACCAGCTGTGCCCGAACCACCTGGGTTTGTGGTTGTTGCTTCTGAAAGAAGTTGTGTTGCTTGGTTTTCCAACATTACTGCCATGCCTTGCTTTTCGTGGCCAGTTAAGCCTTCGAGAAGGCCTGACTTTTCCCACTTGCTCGCCAATTGGCGAGTCTTTTCAACTACTACACGGTGTGCTGAACCGGCTTCGTTGATAAATTCTGATACACCTGACATATGATTTATCTCCTAAAAGTTATAGAATGCCTGCGAGTTGTTGTAGACGTTTTGCTACTGTGTTTTCTTCTAAAATTTCTTTCTTTGGTGCGGTACTTGGAGTTGCCTTACTTGCCAACCCTTCCGTAACCACCTTACTTGATACGGTGCGACCCTTACTCATAGTCTTAGCTGCTACTGACATTGCTTCGACCAATGTTGTGTATACCATCTTAACTTCACGAACATTTACTGCACGATCAAATGATTCTAAGATTGTAACTTTTTGTTCGTTGGTTAAACCTTCCTTACGGAAGATTCTGTTGGTATATAAGAGCTTTGCGTTTAGAAGATTTACTTCTTGTAGCTTGCCTCGTAGGACATTTACAACCTTACGATATTCTGCGAGCTCATTGTGAAGCGATGCCATGTCAGCTGCCATTTTTTCAGATGATGCCTTTTCCTTTTCATCTTCGGCTTCTAATTCACGGAGAATTGCTTCAAGATCAAGTTCTTCTTCGCCTTCACCTTCTTCGTGACCCTTATCCATACCCATGTTCATTTCACCTTCGTGTTTTGGAACTGATGGGTCTGTTACAAACTTATTTACATCAGAAGCAGCTGCTACTGCAGCTTCCTTACCAATTCCTGATGAATGTGCTGGAACAGTCTTATCATGAACGTCTGCTGGTGATGCTGATGGGAGTTTTTCTTCTCCTTCTTCACCATAACCTTCCATGTAACTTTCGTCCATTTCTTCTTCTTCACCTTCGTGCTTAGCTTCGTCGAGTTCTTCTTCCTCTTCTTCAGCTTCTGAAAGTGACTTTACATCTGCTTCCAATTCCTTGATTACTTCGTCAAGGTCAAAGTCTGATTCCGACCAGTCATCGTACCAATCGGTACTACTATCAGCTTCTCCCTCACCTCCTTGATCAATTCCTGATGAATCCCAGGATGCTGCCGAAGGTTCTTTGTTGTCACCTGTGCCGATACCAGATGTATCTTCTGGACCACCACCTGTTACGTGAGTTGCGTCTTGGAATGGTTCTTCCTTTGCCTTCTCTTCTGTTTCCAGTGTTGCTTCAGCGCGTAGGCGCTTTGCTAACATGGACTTAATTTGGGGTGTGAATGTTTCTTCCAATGCAATCTTTGCATTTGCGATAGCTGTTTGACGTACAGCTTCTGCATCTGCAATTGCTTGCTTTAGAAGTTCGTTTGTGATTTCTGCCATATAATGCCTCTCAGTTTGTTTCAATAGTTATTCGAACTATTATACGGTTATTAATACAAATAGCTACACACCCCAAGAGAGGTGTAATCTATATAATATATAGTGTTATATTATCAAAAAACACTATTTTTTACCACTCGGAAGTTTTTCTTTTTTCCTGTTTCTTTTCTTCACGTATCTTACGACGAAGTGCTTCTTGTTGTTTTAGAATTTTTTTCTTTGACTTTTTAACATAAAATTCACGGCGTTTTACTTCATTTACAATTTCCGCTTTTTTAACCATTTTTGAGAACTGTCGTAACGCTCTATCTAAGTCACCCAGTCCTTCTCCTTTTACTTCAACGTGCATACAACCTCCTTATTATCCACCTAATGTACTTGACAGTGATTGCCCATCTTCTTCATCCATCTTTTGTACTAACATCTTGTCCTTGTCGGTGTCTGAGAACCAGTAGTCAATAATCTTGCCGTAACTACCGATAAA